CTGGTCCAAAAGGTGAAACAGGTCCTAAGGGTGAGACAGGACCTAAAGGAGAAACAGGACCTAAAGGAGAAACAGGACCAAAAGGTGAAACAGGTCCAAAAGGTGAGACAGGACCTAAAGGTGAGACTGGTCCAAATGGTGAGACTGGTCCAAAAGGTGAAACAGGACCTAAAGGAGAAACAGGACCTAAAGGTGAAACCGGTCCAAAAGGTGAGACTGGTCCAAAAGGTGAAACAGGGCTTAAGGGTGAAACAGGACCCAAGGGCGAAACTGGTCCAAAAGGTGAAACTGGACCAAAAGGAGACCCTGGACCTACTGGACAGGATGGACAAGATGGTAATGTTATTATTGCTAGTAATAATAATGAATCAGCTATTCTACCACTAGGAAATACACCTACTACATATGAGTCTAATTTTGTAAGCTCAACAAATTATGAATATGGAATTAATAAAGCAAATTATTTACCTGGTAGTAACGGAAATCAAAATTCAATTCCAGAACCAGTAAATTCATTTGCTTACGTTGAGACACAATTGGATATGACCAACTATGGAGGAACAACAACTCAAAAGGTTTATTTTCCTGTTTATTTTAAGAGAACACCAGGTCCATCGCCTACTCGTGTATTATCAATAGAACCATCTCTTCTAATATTTGATGGATCTACAAATACCCCCCAAAATACAACACTAACTGCTAATATAGCACCAGTTAGTAATTCATCAATTACCTATATTCTATCAGAAGGAATAAGAAATTTAGAAGGTTTGAGCGTTACTCCAGCAAGTGGCTATACCAGTTTAACTACCTCAAACTGGAATAGCGGAATAGTTTACTCAATAAGGTATTTTGCTGTAGGACCAACAGAACCTAATCCAGTATTTATATATGGTACTATAACCTTCATTGTGAATGATTATATAAGTGCTGTATTAAATGTTTCTATTAGAACAAACATTAGAATAAATGAAAATGATGATAATGGAGGAGGAGGAGGAGGAGGAGGAGGCGAAATTAACGAAAATTTAAATTTACAATAATTTATTATATTAATTTTAGAATAATATAATAAATGAATAATCTTCCAGAAGATTTGCAAAAAGAAATTTTATCATTTTTAATGGTTTGCGGTAAAAATAATAATTATATAGTGAATAAAGATACTTATAATTACTTTAAATTAAAAAATTTTCATAAATGCGGACCTGTAATCGTATTAGGTAAACACATTTGTAAAAATTGTAACAAAAATGAAATTAAATATTTTCAAATGATTTGTATGAATTGTGCCTATTATTAATCTTTATCTTCTAAATATTTAGCCCAACTTTGTTTTGTTCCTCCATCGTATGAAAAGGCGTATTTATTTTCAATTAACCATTTTGTAATAGAAGTATTATCAATAATTATATCTACTAAAAGTCTTCCATACTTATCAAATTCTCCGCACTTAACTTGAACCATTTTATCTAATATTTTTTTTCTTAATTCATCCCTGACCTTGATTCCCATCGCTTTCTCCTTTTTATTACGTGTTCTTAATTCTGGTGTATCAACACCTTCTATTCTACAATTAAATCTATAGAATTTTCCGAACATTTTCATAACAATTTTAACAGTATCACCGTCATAAACATTTACAACCTTACCTTCATGGGTTTCTCCTTCAAACCCAAACATAGGAACATTATTATTTACACTATCCCAATTCATACTCTCTACATTACATACAGAAAAACATCCACATAACACCTTCAAGTATCTAGACATAATATACAATAAAATAATTATAGTTTTATATTGTTATTTTATTTAATATTTCAATTTATTTTCTCTGTAACTGTTAATTTTAAACCTTGTTTTTCTTCTTTATTATTATTTTTTTTTTCTTTTAAATGGTGTTCTACTTCTAAAGAAATTTCAGGTGGTGTTTTTATTTTATTATTAACAATAGGGGTTTTTAAATTTGTTTTAATATAATACTTTTTAAAATTTATCCTTAAGTTTTCTATTTCTTCTTTTTCTTCTTCTTTTATAAATCTCTCATAGTAAGTAAAATTTTTAATAATGCTAGCTATTTGATTTATTGTTATCGTTTTACATTTAAATAACCTTCTAAAAGCATTAATACCTTCTTGATATGCTTTACTATAATATGCTATTATACTAATTTCATAATCTAATTTCCAATCATGAACTGAAGATACTAAAAATAATTTACCAGAATTTTCTTTAAACGGTTTTAATTGTTTATATAATGAATAAGCTAATTTTTTGTTACCTTTATTTCTATGATATTTAATCATTTCATAAAAACACTCATATCTAGATGAGTCATATTCAAAACTTAGTAAATAATAATAAAATGCTTCCTGTGTTTTACCAATTTGTCGTAGTAAATTTCCAATATTATAACAACTAATATATTTTTCCTGTATCCAACCATTAACTTCTAATCTTTTTTTATACCATTTTATTGATTCTTCAGGTTTTTTAGCATCTCTATATGATTGAGCCAAATAAAATAAAGAACGAGGATTATTAGGATTTTCTTTTAAATCTTCTAATAATAATTTAGCATCTCTAAGATATTTTTCCTCGCTTGAAACATTTTGTGATTTTGCACCACCACTACAATAAGATTTTATATGAACCATATTTTTATCAACATTTTCTTTTGTTTTTGAAAATTTACAGGACAAATAATTATGCACAGGTGCTTTCCACTCCCATCCTAATTCATTTTTATTTCTAACATTTATTATTACTGGTTGATAATATTCTATTGAACCAAATAACCTTTTAATGTTATAAATGTCTTTTTTTAAATTTTTAAACCAATTTTTATCTTTGTAAAAAAATTCTTCATCGGCGTCAATTATAAATACATAATCTGGATTAAAATCACTATTATAAGCAGACTCTAGTGCCTTTTGTCTATTATATCCAAAATTTTTCCATTCTTCATGAAATATTTCACCAGAAATATCATAAGTATTCATGAGTTTTTTAATTAATTCAGGAGTTCCATCTGTGGAACCAGTATCGTGAATAACATAGTAATCAACAACTTCGTGAATACTTTTAAATAATTTTTCTAAATTTTTTGTTTCATTTTTTACTATCATATTTAAGCAAATAGTAGAAGACATTTAATAATTTATTTTAATTATTTTTTAAATATTAATATATATTAATAATATAATGGCATTTACAAGATTTAACTATGACGAATGTAGAACTAAGAAAAAATTACAGCAACAAACTGGAGCTGGTAGATATATATTAAATGTTCCTGGTAACGGTTCTAAACCTTGTTTTATGAATGACCCTCAAATTAGATTACAAAAATGGGGTGCTAACTTAAAATCAGTAGTAAATGGGGGACCAATTGATATTGATAGTGATTTAACAGGCAGAAATAAAAAATTAACTAAGTATTGTTCCAAAGAGCAATATAAAGGACATAATCAACTAAATACACAAAATATAGAATATCCAGTATGTTCTCAAGCAGTTACAGACCAAACCAGAGCAACTCATCCAGCGTGGATGTATAGAGCTTTACCTCAAAATAGAGAATATCCATTATTTTTAAATCCACAAGAAAATGTTTGTTTACAATTTCATAATAATTTGAATACACGACTTTTAGAGAGAGATAATTTTATTCCAAAAATCCCTTGTTTAAAAGAAAAATAAATATGTATTTTATTTAATAAAATATATATTACTTATATATAAATGGCTGAAGTTGCTATACCTATTGCAGTTTTGGGGGCGATGTACATCATATCTAATAAAAATGAAAATAAGAAAGAAAACTATTCAAATATAAAACAATCACTCGCAAATACAAAACCTATTGTAAAAAATTTTCCAAAAAAAACATTTGATGATTTATTGAATGAAACAAACGTACAAACATATAGTGGTTATAAAAATGGTAACGAAGAACTATACAAGCCTACTGGATATAAAAATGCTTTAAGACAACAAACTAAAGGACTTCATGGTAAAAAAAGCAAAACGGAAGAATTAAGATTTGAATCATTAACAGGTAATAAAGTTAATGCTTCTAGTTTGGAACACAATAATATGGTTCCCTTTTTTGGATCAAAAGTCACTCAGTCTAGTGATGTTAAAGGATATGAAGGATTACTAAATATTTATACTGGTTCTGGTAATAATTCTGTAAAAAAGCAAGGAATTGCTCCTATGTTTAAACCAGAAGCAGGACTTACTCATATTTACGGTGCTCCAAATACGAGTGATTATATTCAAGATAGAATGAAAGACAGTCTAACATCTAAAATGAATAATGTAAAACCATGGCAGGAAATACAAGTTGGACCAGGTTTAGGAAAAGGATATTCTTCTAAGGGTTCTGGGGGTTTTAATTCTGGAATGGAACAACGTTCAAAGTATATGCCCAAAACAGTAGATCAATTAAGAGCATCTACTAATCCAAAGGTTACATATGGTGGTCAAGTATTAGGTGCTTATTCTGGTGATGGTCTAGCTAATTCTGCTAATAAAGCTATGATTGGTAAAGTAGAAAAAAATAGACCAGATAGACATTATGTTAATTCAGCTGATCGATGGCTTACAACTACAGGACAAGAAAAAGCTCAAACCGCACGTTCAGCAGTAGTATTACAACCAGAAAATAGAACTACTACTACTCGTGAATACTTTGGTAATGCAACCGACAGAGAAGGAGAAGGAACTTATCAACCAGGTCATTACAGAGGAACACATAGACAACAACTTAAAAGTGAAAATGTAGGTGCTGCAAGTGATTCTGGTGCATGGGGAGCCACTCCTCAAGATTATGGTAAAAAAGGTTATAAAGCTAGAACAAATGCTAGAACATTTACATCTGAAAGAAGTCAACCTGGAATAGCTGGGGCATTAGTAAATGCTTTAACCGCTCCACTATTAGATGTATTGAGACCTTCTCGTAAAGAAAATGTTATTGGTAATATGAGACCTATGGGCAATGCTTCTGGTAAAGCTGGTGTAATGAATGAACCAGTTTGGAACCCAGCTGATACTCCAGTTCATACCATTAGAGAACAAACTGAAGGGACAAAACATATGCTAATGGGAGGAACTGATGAAGCAAATGGTTATATGATTCAAAATATGAACGCTGTAGAACAACATCGTGAAAGCACAAACTGTCAGACTCTTAATGGATACAGTGCCGCTAATGGAACAGCTCGTGCTAGAGTAGTTGATGCTGACTATAATGCACGTCTTAATACCAGCAAACAAGTTGTTAGTAGAGTTGATAGATATAATATTGGTAACTCATCCTTAACTTCACACGCACAAAATGTTACTACTCTCTCTAATACTGCTACAAAACCAGCCGAAACATATGGTAATTTTAGCAAACAAACCCCATCTATGTCAACTCATGGAAGAGTAGCTGGCAAAAATACACGCAACTCATCAATTGATTGCACTAGAAATAATCCAGCTATGGTTAGTGCTTTCAATCAAAATCCTTATACTCAATCCCTTAACAGTTGGGCTTAAATAATTTTATTTTATATTGTAATAAAATTATTTCTTTCTAGTGCGTTTTTTTCGGTTCTTCTTGCTGCGTGTTTTTCTACCTCCCATAAGTCTACGTTCCATTTCTATCGTATCACCCCAAGGCATTACGTAAAATTGTATTTCTCTTTCATCAGATGGATGTCTTATGTTACATCCTCCATTACACTCTCTTACTAGAGTTTGAGCTGTATCAGAATTATTAAATACTATTAATACTCTGTCTCTACTCTGTCGCTGTATTAATAAAATATTCCCAAAAGCATTATCAAATGAATCATATATTTGAGAATTTGGAATGTCATGAAAAAATCCACTTGGAGCTGTTATTAAAACAATTTGGTTTAATGGAATATTACTTATGATTGCATCTTTTGATTCAGTAAATATATATGGATTTACTCTTGGATCAGTATTAAAGAACATCATTCTATTACGAACTTCTGGAATAGACACTTCTTCTGAAACAGGCATATCTACTGATTTTTCTTCTCCATCTGGTTCATTAGATGATTGCTCTTTTGTTTCTTGTTCTGCTTGCACCTGCTGTTTTTTTCTTCTCCTTCTTTCTTTTCTAGCTCTATTTTTTTTTCTTTTTAGATCCTTTTTTAATCCTCCATATTTATCTCTTATTTCCTTGTCTAAAAGCTCATTTGCTTCAACAACCGATTTTTGTTTTTGCCAAACTCTAAATTGGATCGCTAATCTTTTGTATACTGAATCATCTAAATCTTGATTTATCATTTGATTTTTGATTGCATCAGTAATTTTTTTTATTTCTTGTAATGCTTTTACTTGATCTGCTTTTTCTTGCATTTTTCTTATTTCTTTTTTCATAGAGGATGACATTTGAGTTTGGTATATTATAGCCATTTTATAATCCTGCATTAATTTAGATATGTCGGCTGGTTGTTCGTTTTTTTCACTTGCTATTTTTTGATGTTGTAACATATAATTCTTAAAATCATCAGTATATGTTCCATCAGGTTTTAGTGCTGGATTTTTTCTATTAATATTCATCGATATATATAATATATTAATATAAATATTCTATCACCCAGATAGGAATTAAATATACTACAGCATTCATATTCATTAGTGATAAAACAAATGAAATACCTAATGCTAAGTATATAAACCATTTGGGTATTTTTACATAATGACGCAAAATCAATACAAAAATTAATGCAAAAATAGCTACTCTTCCAAACGGACAGATACGTAATCCATATTCATCTCCTATTAAGTGTTCGAACCACCATCCTGTCGGGCTACGTAATACGTTAAAATCCATCGTGGTCTTAAAAAACAAAAACATAAATATTAGATAAGCTGATTCTATTAGTGAAATTTTTAACGAGGGCATATATAATATAATAATAATATATATGGCTAGTTTAGCATCCTCAAAAAAGAGAAATAGAGTAGATTCAGAAGAGATAAAAGCAGGAACTATATTTTATGTTAAATGGAATATGGAAGATGGTACTGAAAGATATTTTAAAGCATTTGCTACAGGAGAAAATAAAGGTGGAAAATTTGAAATTCAATACACACAAGACGGTTCTACAGAAATGAGAAAGATTTCTACGATAGATGATAAAAGTAACACTTTGATAAGTCAAGAAATATATAATAATACCAAATCAGCATATCCTCCTAAAAAAACACCAGTTGGAGAGGATCATCAAGTAGGTGAACTTCCTTTAGTAGGCTCAAACAATAATTATGAAAGAGCTAAAAGTATGAAACCTTTGACTAGAAGGCAAATTCTAATTGATAGTGTAACTCCATTAACTAATGAAGAGGCAATCAAAGATATGCAGGATTTGATGTCACAAAAAGACAGGAAGGGAGGAAAAACTCGTCGTCGTAGAAAAAAGAAGAGAAGAAAATCACGTAGAAAAACAAAGAAACGACGTCGCAGTAAAAAAAGAAGAAAACGAAGAAAGAGATAAATAATTTTTGAATAATTATAGTTAGAGATAATTTAACTATAAGTATTATATGTCTTTACCTATTCATCAAAATATCCACAATAAATTAAATTTTTTTATAAAAGAAAATAAAATTCCACATATTATTTTTTATGGTCCTTCTGGTAGTGGAAAAAGGACAATATTGAATGGATTTATAAATGATATTTACAATAATAATAAACAAAAAATTAACCAATATGTAATGCATGTAAACTGTGCTCACAGTAAAGGTATTCGTTTTATAAGAGATGAATTAAAATTTTTTGCAAAAACAAATATACATAATAAAAACAATAATTTATTTAAAAGTATAGTATTATTCAACGCAGATCAATTAACAATTGACGCACAATCCGCTTTACGAAGATGTATTGAACAGTTTTCTCACACTACACGATTTTTTATATTAGTAAATAATGTAAATCGATTATTAAAACCTATATTATCTCGTTTTTGTAATATTTATATACCAGTTCCAATAATTAATAATAGAAATATAAGCTTACATGAAAATTTTAAAGGTCATTTAACAAGTAATGAATTTATAGTTAAAAGAAATAAATGGTTAAAAAAGAAACTAGAAACAAAAAAAAATGTTAAGGATATACAATCCGTTAGAACATTAACAGAACTATTGTATGAAAAAGCTTATAATAGTATTGATATTATTAAAATATTAGAAAATAATTCATTTAAAAAGGAAAATAAATTTTTATTTTTAATTTACTTTGATAAAATTCGTTCTCAGTTTAGAGATGAAAAACTATTAATGCTAACCATTTTAAATTTATTCTTTTTGCGGAAAAACTTAAATTTAGAAAATATTTTAGAAATGTAAATGGACGATTATAACGTAAACGTATTGTCTGAGGCAAAAAACGAGTATTCATCTAGATTGGTTAGCACTTTAACTCCATTATTGATTCAAGGAATTAAATCCATATTTAACGAAGCAGTAAATTTGTGTAAAGATAATGATGAAAATGAAAAATATTTAATGACTTTTCAAAATTTCTTATCACGTGTTCCAAAATGGAATGAAAATATTATAGATGAAGAAACTAAAAGAATAATTGAGGCATCGAACTGTCCATATCTGGAAGATCTTTTGACTTGTGTTCATATTACACAGTTAAAAATACTTACATCAATTAGAGTATCTCAAAAACAAAAAAAAATAGATTTAGACATTCCAAAATTAAATGTTTTCATTCATAAATGCTATATTTCTTTTGCACGTAAATTGTATTCAAATGTATATTTATTTGAAAATGATATTGCTGCTTTAGAACATCAAAAAAATATGAGAGAATGTGAACTAATCTGTCATGAATGTATTTTAGGTGTAATTAGAGATAGTATGCCGGTTGAAACAATTTTACGTGCTTATATTGATGAAACCGTTGATGAAGAGGTAATTGAAGAAACATTAGAGAAAAATGTAGAGGAGGCAGTAGCAAAACAAATGGAAGAAACAAGCACACAGGAATTGTTAGATAAAGCAAATAAAAAAGAAGAAACAGAAATTAATGTTAGTAAAAGTGATAAACCAGAATTAGTTAAAAATAGTGAAACAAAAAATGAAACATCTACAAGTGAAAATAAATCATCGTCTGAATCTACAACAAAAAAGACCGAAGATACTACTGAACATAATATAAAACTTACAATTGCTACTGAAAAAGACGAGTCTATAGAAAAATTTAAACCAGTTACAGACACTTCTAACTTAGAAACAAATGTAGAAGAAGCTAATACTGCTCCAAAAGAAGAAACAGTTCCAGGAAAATTAACTTTTAATGATATGGATAGTGTATTAGATATGGGAACAAATAAATCGAGCGAAATTAATGCTCCAAAAACTGTGGAAAGACTAGAAAAAATTAGTGAAGAACAAAATCAAAAACGGAAAGAAGAGGAAGCAGAGTATGATGACGATGATGATGAACGCATCACTATTTTTGATGATGCTAAGTTAAATTTGGATAATCTTGATGTTCACGATTTAAATAAGAAACTTAGTTTAGATACAGCACCTATTTTAGATGATGTTGAAGTATTAGCTTAATTGCGTATTTTTATATAATTATTAATGAAAAATTATATAAATGGGAAATGGAATGATAGCAGGTTTAGCTATTTCAGTTTGTTATTTATTATTTAAATTTATTGAAATGAGATTTGTTTTAAAAGAAAATAAACCATTAAAATTTTTGGTACGTGATACAGTTTTAGTATATTTGAGTGTTATACTTGGTAATTTCGTAATATCGCAAATTGGTGAAAAAAATATTACAGCAAAATTACCAGAAGTATTTACAAATGAACCCGGATTCTAATAATGTAAATAATTTAAACAATACTATTTATATTATATATAATGGAAAAACTAGCTCTAACATGTAAAGTTTTATATGACAAAGACTGGTTAGATAATATAAAATTATGTAAAGACGGTCAAGTAAAACCAGTAATTAAATATGAAAGTATTCATGATTGGATGAGAAAAATGAATCAATTTCAGGTAAGTTTAAAAAACTTTATAGATGAACAATTAAGTAATGAAGCAATATTAAATGAAGTCAAAGAAAACATGGATTGGTTAAATGACGAGCATATATTTATAAAAAATTTCTTAAATTTTATGCACGATGCTTGTTTAAATATGACAGAACAAAAATATAAGTATTGGTCTTTAGATAATGCTCGTGTAGCAACTTCTGCAATTAAAGGAGCATTAAAAGGATTTTATTATTCTACACAATATATTCATCGTATTACAAAGGATAAAATTTGTAATATTATAATAAGTGTTATATTTTCTATGTTTGGAACACAAGATAGTTATCCTGGTATTTTTGATAAAATAAGTTATATGAAATGTTTCATATGTAAAAAATTCAAAAATGAAGTTGTTACATTAGGCACTAATGGAAAAGAAATTTGTCTAACTTGTTGTAAAAGTGAAGTTTAAATCATAGGTTCCATTTTATCAATATTTATTATTTTTCCCTTTTTTATTTTCTTTTTTGATGATTTATATTGTGAAAAAAGTGAATTACTTAGTTCATTTTCAGGAACGTGTTGATGAACTGTCCGCACAATCATTTTGTATAATTTAAAATCTGGATATCGTTCTTCACCGTTATTTTTATATAATATATTTCTTCCTTTATCATCTTTTGTCCATTTTATAATTAATTTTGCTATAGGATTCTTAATTTTATTTTCATTTTCTATATCATCTACAAAAAAATCATATAATGAACAGGCTAATCTACATAAATCAAAACTTTTATTTGGTTTTAATCTAGGTTTTTTTTCATTAAAATATGGCTCAAAATTATATTGTGTAGCAGCATCACCTTTTGGATGGTAACTATCACTACAAATTGTTTTTCCATTAAAACTATAAATTGCTCTTCCAAAATCTATTATTTTATAAATTCTTCCAAAAGTCGGAACTCTATAATAAATATTATTATACTTGTAATTAATAAATTTTCTATCTGTTTTTTGAAACATAATATTATTTGTATGTAAATCATTATGTGTAAAATCAAAAATTTTTTGATATGTTATTAATATCATAATTATTTGAAATAAACAAGAACTCCATTCTTTATTTGATAATTCTAAATTGTTGGTTTTATTATTACCTTCATTATCTAATAATGAATCAAGTGTATTATCCATTTTTTCCAGGCAAATAATCTGGACTGGAAAATTTTTTATAATTGCGTATATATTTTCCTCTGATAAACTTGAATATTCACTTAATTGTGAATTTTCACAACTTTCCAATTCATTACTTTCATCTGATGAAGTTTCCTCATTATTTGATGTATTACTTGTTCTAGAAGAGCAAGTAGAATTACTTCGTTTTTCACTTTTATTTTCTAGATTTTTATTATTTAAGACGCTATATTCCTCTTTTAACTCATTATTATGTTTTTCTAGATTTTCCTGTGTTAGTTCAAAAACTTCTTCCATAAATTTATCATCTATCGTTTGAATATCTACATTTATATCTTCACTTTCAACTACTATTTTCTTTCTATAATTTCTTGTATCTCCCTCAATTAACCTTTCTTCATCTATATCATCCATATCAAATAATTGATTTTTTTGTTTATGAAAAAAATCTGAGTCAAATAAGTATTCCAAATCATCATAAACATTTAATTTTAATTCATTTTTTATTCCCAAAAATGAACCATAAAAATCCAATCCATGAGTGAATCCTACTTTATGATATAATTGTGATGTTAAATAAGAAAAAAAACTATCCACGTATGCTGAATTATTTTTATCTAAAACCTTAGCGTGAATATTATCATTATTTAATTGTGGTAGTTTAGTCATGGTTTCTTTTGTAATATTTTTATATTTTCCAACCATAAATTTAACTGGATCTAATAATGGACTAAACTTAAAAAATGAGTCAACCTTTATTTTATTATTACTATTATCTAAACAAGTTATATTAAAACAATTATTTGAATTTTGTTTCAAAATAGATTGTATATTAAATCTTTGATTTAAATTAATTGAATTATAATTTTTTTCATCTAAATTAAAGTAGTTTAAATACAAAGGAACAAAATTTTGAACCTTTTCAAAATCATGTTTTTCTAAATGTTCGAAAAGCTTTGAATTATTATTTTTATTATAATAAATACTAAACATTAATTCATATGTATAATATTTTTTATAGTTTTAAACTAATTCTTGCGTTATTATATTAAAAAAATTATTCAATTATTTAATATAATGAATTTAGAATTAAAAAAGTTTGATATGAAAAAAATTACTTTTAAACCAAATGAAAATCAAGGACCTGTTATCGTTTTAATAGGAAGACGTGATACTGGAAAAAGTTTCTTAGTAAGAGATTTATTATATTATCATCAAGACATTCCAATAGGAACCGTTATATCAGGAACAGAAGCTGGAAATGGTTTTTATGGTAAAATGGTTCCCAAACTTTTTATACACGATGAATATAATAGTGCTATAATTGAAAATATATTAAAAAGACAAAAAATGGTTGTTAGACAATTAAAAAAAGAAACCGAAGCTTATGGACGTTCTACTATTGACCCCAGAACATTTGTTATATTAGATGATTGTTTATATGATAATACTTGGGCTCGTGATAAGCTTATGAGATTGCTATTTATGAATGGAAGACACTGGAAACTTATGCTTGTTATTACCATGCAGTACCCTTTAGGAGTTCCGCCTAATTTAAGAACCAATATTGATTACACTTTTATTCTTAGAGAACCCTATATTGCTAATAGAAAAAGAATTTATGAAAATTTTGCTGGTATGTTTCCTACCTTTGAAAGTTTCTGTCAAGTTATGGATCAGTGCACCGAAAACTATGAATGTTTAGTTGTTAGTAATAACGCCAAGTCAAATAAATTAGAAGACCAAATTTTCTGGTATAAAGCTACTGGTCACGGTGATTTTAAATTAGGTTCCAAAGAATTTTGGGAAATGAGTAAAGATATTGCGTCTGATGACGAAGATGAAAATCCATTTGACCCAAAGGCAAATAGAAAAGGACCTTCTATAAATGTTAAAAAATCTAGATGGTAACTTTATTCTTTATTTCAAAAAGTTTCTGTGAAAATTATTTGGAGAGAAAAATATATAAGATCTTAAAAAAAATTTTTTATATATTTTAATTATTTGTTTAAAATATTAAAGGACACCCATTTCCATCCACCAAGTTACCAGGTGTAGCCATTTGAACAATACCCATTATATATATACCTAATATTGATACTCCCCATAAACAGTAACCACATTTACTCCACACTAATAATCCAGTTTCTTTTGTATCGCTATCATCTTTCTCATGTGGACACGCAAATAAACAACAACATAATGTTATTAGTATAAAACAACAACCACCTATTGTTACTCCCATATACAAACCAAACATATCCCATCGTCCTATATTACCATACCCACTTCCAAATACTCCTGTAAATGGAATTGCCTGTAAAGCTAATGGACCACCATAATGATATCCATCCTGAGCACAAACTCCCAAATTTTCATCATATTTATAACAATCTTTCATTACACAATAATTTTTTCCTGATTTGCGAATCATACAACTCTCAGGACATTTACAAACATTTTCTGTGAAAGAACAATTCCAAGATTTAATAGGTGCGTCAAGAACTTCTTTTGTCTGCCGAAAAGAAGTTGCAGTAACAGAAGTAAATAGCATAGCAGTTAGAACAAAAGTCTTCATATTCATCTTATTGGTAATTTAAGTTAAATTCTTTAATTTAAAAATCAATTTTCAGTAATTAATAGAATTGAAATTAAGGTATTTCTTGACTTAAGTATTAGGAAACTTTTTCGTTAGTATTTAAGCATAAATAATGTTTGTAATTAATAAATGTCTGTTGACTATTTGATAGAAATATTTGGTGGAACTGGTGCTGTGATTCTTGGAATAGCGACTTGTATTTGGGGAGTTTTAAAAACTCACGAATTTGAATGGAATTATGACCTTGAAATTAAAAAAACTCCAATATCCATATTGGATGAAACTTGGGACTATGGTGTTGGTGAAGAAGGTAATAATCACAATAGTGGAAAATTAGCAAAAAAAGTGAATGGGAATTGGATAGTTAATATTAAAAAAGGACAAGGTAGTGAAAGTGGTGTTTATATTTATACAACCATTTCTCAACCGCCTGAACAATACAATAAAAAAAAGCATTTTTTAAGATTAAATATTGAAAATGTTAAAAAAAATATGGATATTAAATTCGAACAAAAATTTTTTAATGCAGACTACCGCATGACACCAGGAATTAAAAACCATACCAAACCAATAAGAAAGAGTGGTGAGAATATATTTGAACCTGAATGTTTAATTGATTTAGAAAATCATCATGAAACAACAGTGAAAAAAGAACAATTAGGAGTTTATATAACTACCAGCGAAGATGAAGAAATAGATAACGTAATTATTAATGGGGGATACTATGGAGAAAAATGGAACTTCTGTAAACTTTGTTGTTGTAGAAAAAACAGTAGAACTTTATTATACAGAAGAAAAGCTCATGATGAATAATGTATTAAATAAATACTAGTTAATACATTATAATTTCTTTTTGCAGGCACACATTTTAGCTAAATCGTCAGCTTTTTGAGCTGCTGTGTATTCATTATTAAAAGTGTTAGAATCATCTACATTATTATATCTATTATCAGCCTGTTGACTATAAACTATTCCATTCATTTTGTTAAAGGACATACCTAACATTTTGGAAGTACCAGTTTTGTTAGGTTGAACCTTGACTCTTTGTGCTTCTACTAATCTTTTTAATCCAGGACGAACCATATAATATAAATAAATATTTTTTTCCAGGTATATAAAAATATTTTTCTCTCCAAAATATTTTTCAAGAAACTATTTCAAAAATTTGATATAATAAATCAGATAATTCTTTTGATGGACTAATAGTTCCTTTTTCTAAGTTGCGGTATTCTTCTCTTGATATATTTAACTTTTTAGACATATCTTCAACACTATAATTATGTAAATTTCGTAATTTTAATAAAATAAAACCTGATTCTTTAGGATTATTGGAACAAAAATTACTATTTTTATCAGGAGATAATATTTTAGGTGAAATTTTATTAAATACGTTTTGTATTAATATATGATTAGTATTAACCGTAGGACTAGACATTTAATATAAATAAATAATTTATATTAAAATACTTTATATATGTCTTGTTTTTCTTGTTTTAGAAAAACGCATAAAGTTTATCCAATAGTAATAGAAAATGAAGGAATTGATTTTAAAAATAAACAATGTATGATATGTTTATCAAATACAGAAACTAATAGTGTTTTATTACCGTGTGGACACTGTTATCATTATAATTGTATATTAACTTGGTTTGAAAAACATTTGTCTTGTCCTACTTGTAAACAACCATTTCTCTGGAAAAAAAAAATTTATTCTGGTGCTAAAATATCTAGATAACTTCTAATTGTTTAAATAAACCACCTCCTAATACTTTATCTAATGCAACTTCTTTATCTTTTTTAGCAATTATTTCTGTGATTTTACAATTATGCTTTTCAGGAGCTCTGTGTAAAGGGCAAAAATGCTTACCACATTTACAAGTAATACATAAATCTACCATACTAAGCTTTTTTTTACATTTATTACCATTTTCTAATAAGCATTTGCAACGAGGAACCTTCTTTTTTTTTGGTTTTTCTTGATTACTAGATTTATTGTCCATATTATAATAATTTGAATTTAAATAATACAAATTATTTTATTGTAAAACTTATTCAATTTTCACTATTTTCAGAATCATCTTTTTCACTAATATTTATATTTACATTATTAAGTGAAGTTTCATCTGCGTTAGTATTTAGTAATCCTCTTTCAATAGCATTCCTTACAGCACCCCCACGTTCAACATTTCCTCCTTCAAAAAGTTCTTTACGAATATCTGCTGAACTAACTTCTTCATTATTTTCAAATACATTTTCAATAGTATTATTTACTCCTACTAAATTACCATTCTTATCAACATTTTGAGTTAGTTTATTACCTGTTTTCTTAGCTAATTTTTTATTTTCTTCTATTGCATTTCTTTTTGCTTCCAAAACGCGTTTTTCAAATTGCTGTTTAGCATCTGCCTCATTTTTATTTTTTTCATTCATTAATTGGTTAAGCTCTTCTTCCAAATATTCGACTCTGCCGGTCTTGTATGCTTCAGGTTCCCAAGGCATCCACATACCAACTGGACCAACATACACATTATGATTAGGATCCACATCACGGAGTAACTTACATCTTAATTCTGCTTCCTCTTGTGTACTATAAGTTCCACGAATTTTTAATCCTCTTACACAAGTTTGAAAATCATGAACTTTATTAAACTCATCATTTAAACGTTCTTCATTAGCATCTAAAAAATTTTTATATTCATCACTAACATGATTTTTTGGAAAATTATCTCCCTCACTTTTAACATACTCCTGAAAATCTTTCATTAAATCATCAAATTCCATATTATGTTTATATGCTACAAAATTCAAAAATTGAGTAAATTTTTCAACGCTCTTAGAAAAATCATAATGTTTTAGGAATTCCTGAAACAAAAAATGTTTTTTTTGCACTAATATATTTTCTGGACTTACAAAACTTACACAAACAAATTTTTGTCCCGAAATAGGTTTATCTTCCTCAAGTAAATCAACATATTTAGGATTTGATGACCCATCCATATTTTTTTGATAAGTAACTCCAGTTTTTCTTCCAGACATTATAATTTCTTATATATATTCATTTTTAAGTATTAATTTATATTATATATTTTTTTCTTATTATTTATTATAATATGCTTCAAAAATTAGCACAGATGTTAGATTTAGGAGAACTTGTTCGTAGAGCCGTAAAATATCTTGTTGAAGGTGTTATGGTTGCTATTGCTGCTTACGCCATTCCTAAGAAATCACTTAACCTTGATGAAGTCGCACTTATTGCTTTAACTGCCGCTGCTACATTCTCAATCCTTGATACCTACGTCCCTAGCATGGCTGTTTCAGCTCGCTCAGGTGCTGGATTTGGTATTGGAGCTAATCTTGTTGGCTTTCCTCGTATGTAAGTAATTTTATAAAAAAATATTAATTTTTAACTAATATTTTTTAAACTTTTGGATGAAATATATCATATGGAGTGCATAATGTTTTTGAAGGCCATTCATTTGTTGAATACATATATTTTCCAACATTTACACCCTTAATATTATTTAAACATTTATTATTCTTACTACATATTTCTCCATCATAACACATGGCTATGTAAGTATGACCTTTTGGATTATTAAAATTAGAACAGGTTCCATTACCAACAACAGAAGCTGTTGGAATATTTAATATACTTAAATCTTCAATAGAAGAACATTTACTTTTATCCATATCACTTCCTTCAACATCAATTAATAAACCAGAAAATAATCCTTTTCGGTCATCATTACATTTTCCATCTAAACACATACAATTTACAGCATCTTTCCAATTAGGTAATTCATCTCCTTTTGCTCTATTTACTATACCCCATACTTGCTTACCTGTTTTTGCTTTTTGTTCTTTCATTACTTTCCAATAATCTGGGTCTCCTCCGTTATCCCATGGACAAGATTTACTACCAACATGAACGGATGTAATATATATTCCATCTGTTTTTCCTTCAGGTAATTCATTAAAACACTTAGCAACATCTGCACTACCTGTAGGATAACAAGTTCTAAATGAATTATTGTTATAATATAAACCATTTATCATATTATTCATAGACTTAATCGTTTTTTTCATGTTTCTATCTAATTCTTGCTTTTTGCTATTTGAAAAATATTCAAAAGTATTACTATAACTCAAAAAGATTATAACTAATATTAATAATATTAATACATATAATATCATTAATATAACAAAATATTAAATATATTTTGATTCACTATCTACTAAGATTACAATTCCTAGAAATATTAAAAAAAAAGCGTATATTTTTCTTAACATAGATTTATTAATATTCATACCTATAAAAGACATAAAATATGAGCCAATTGTAAACATTAATGCTAGATAAAAAGCGTAAGATATATTTACATCTCCTTTTTTATAATAATTATAAACAGCAAAAATACCAACGGGTGGAAGTAATGTTGCTAATGAAGTGCCTATTGCTAATTTATAATTGTTTGTTACATTTAAAGCCATTAAAGCAGGAACTATAATAGCATCTGCTCCTCCACCGACTAAACCAGCTAATAAACCACTAGCTAATCCTATTAAAGTAAGTTTTCCATAAACTAAAGCCATATATAATATATTTATATTTAATAAATTATACGTTTGTAGTCATATCTAAATAATAATTAATAAGTTCTGTTATAATACTTTTATCTGGTATTTCAGCCGCCATTCCATATATTGCAGTCATATCTTCATCATTATTTTCTTTCACTTCTTCATCATTAAATTTTTTCAAAGCTATAAATAACATATCTATGTATTTAATGTTTTTTGGTGTTATACATATATGAAGACAAATAGGATTTTGTAAAATATTTATATTCCAATTTTGCCGTTTTAAATATTTACTCAATTGACCTACAGAATATTTCGTATTATAAAATGCTACAACATTAACATTAGGCCATCCTATGACTTTAAAATTAGGTAGTTCTCTCAAATTTTCAGCAAAGCTAATTGTTTTACCTTTTATTTTTCGAGACATAGCCTTGTAATTTGCATTTCCATTATATAATAAAGCAGCCCAGGTTGTTGCTATTTGTGACCCAACTCTACTACCAGGAAGTGATACGCTAGCATATAATCCACCAGTCCAATCCTGAGCAATAAAGTATTGATATTTTTTCATGTCTCTATCCTTCCATAATAATAGTGAAGAACCCTTTGGGGCTAATCCATATTTATGCGGATCTACTGAAATAGATTGTATATTGTCTTCAAAACTTATTCTTAAATTAACGTCATATTGTGTTATAAATCCACCAAGACAAGCATCCACATGAAAAGGAATATTATTTTGTTTTGCTAATTTACCTATTTCTGTTATAGGATCCATCAATCCATAAGGAAAACAAGGAGCAGAACCAATAATAACGCAAGTTTGAGGTGTTATCTTACAATATAAATCATTTAAATCCATAATATAGTTTTCATCCAATTTTACATAAACTATTTTCAAATCCAATAGTTCGCATGCTTTATTAACTGCTGCATGAACGGTTTTGGTGCATAATACTTGTGGTTTTAAAATATTGAACCAATTTTTACTTTTATACATTTTCTTATATGCTTTAAGAGCTAATATTGTACTTTCAGTTCCGCCAGTTGTAATATTACCTCCACCTTCTTTTGGAAGATTAAATAAGTCTCCAGCCATACTAATTACTTCTGATTCCATTTTAATTAATCCAGGATATATATCTGGATGAAGTGGATTTGAATATAAGTATTTATTGCTAATATTTTTTATTTTATATTCCAAATCTACATCACATGAATACACACATCCAGAAATCCTACTATTAACATTATCTTTTCTATCTGTTAAAATTTTATCCATTTCTTCATTTCCTATTCCATACCAAGGAATTCTGTTATAATTATGAACGAATTTTGTTCGAAATAAATCTTTTTTAATTATTTGTTTTGCCTTTTCTTTTTTATTTTCAATCATAAGGTGACCCTTTTTCGTTTTAGAATAAAAGTAAAATAAAATATACTTATAATGTTTTTTAAAATTATAAAGAATTGCTAATAATAAAAGCTTCCATTTATGTTTATAAATAGATAATAACATTTAATAATTATAAAGTATAATTTTTATATATTTTTTGTAAAATTGATTAATTAAAATATACATATAAGAATCATAAACATTATGTCTTTGAGACCAAACCAATTAAATGCAGTTAAAATAAGTAATGAAAATAATTTTAAATCAGGAGTTCATTTTCATGCGACAGGAACAGGAAAATCTTGGATCTCACTAGAAATTATATTAAACTATAATAACAAATTTAATAATAGAAATATTATTTGGCTATGTGAACAAAAGTCTATATTGATAGAGCAATTTAATAAAAAAACATTAAAAGAAAAAGGATATTTGAATATTTATAAAAAATTTATGATAGTTAATTATACAGAAAATAAAAACAAAGATTGGTCCAAACTACTAGGAATGGCTGCATTTTGGGGTAAACCAGTATTACTTGTAATAAATAGAAGTTTCTTAGTTTCGCAAAAAAAATATAAAAATATAAAAATACCTATTAGTTTAATTATACATGATGAGTGTCACTCTATTTGTAATAAAACTACTCGTGAATTTTATGATTACATACTAACAAAAAATAAGAATATTTCATGTTTAGGATTTTCAGCAACTCCCAATTTAGAATTTAAACCATTCAACAATATATTAACTAGTTATTCTATTTACGATGCTTATTGTGATGACGTAATTTTAAATCCAAATATTAAATGGTTAAAAAGCAATAAAATTTTATCTAATAAAGATATTTTAACTTATTGTAAGTATGAAATAGAAAAGTTAGCTTATAAAAAAATAATAGTCTGGTGTGGAATGATTAACTTATGTATTATTACCGCAAAATATTGGAAAAAACACTTTCCAACATTTAAAATATGTATTGATACAAGTAAAGAAGAATTAAATTACAATAATTATGCTGACTTTTCAAAAGAGGAAAAAAATGCAATATTATTTTGTGCTTGTAAACATAGAGAAGGTTCAGATATTAAAAATCTAGATTGTTGTATATTTTTAGATAAAGTGGAAAATAGAAATGCAAAGACATTTGTTCAGTGTATTGGTCGAGTTTTACGAAGAGACAAATTAAATAAAAAAAAGGAAGGAGTAATAATTGATTTATGTGCTTCAAACTGTTTAAAAATTTGCGATAGAATGAATAACTATTTAAATTGTAAAAGTAACTTTCCATGGAAATACATTTATAAACAAAAAATAATAAATAAAAAATGTGTATTTATTAATCAACTAAAACTTATAAAAAATCCAAAACGAAAAGTTTATAAAGAAGTTGAATATACTATACAAGACTTAAAAAATAAATTTATAAAGGTATGTCCGTGTAATGATTTGTATAATAGTCGCCTTGAAAAAGAACTAAGATTAATACAAGATAAAAAATTAACAAAATATTTAATACGTGCGATTGAAATATTAAATATTACAGACTATATACCTCATGTCACAAGAGGTTCTTGTGGGTCATCGTTAGTTTGTTATTTATTAGGTATAAGTAATGTAGATCCAATAAAACATAATATTAAATTTGAAAGATTCTTGAATATTTATAGAGATAAATTACCAGATATAGATTTAGATTTTCCACATTATTTACGAGACGAAGTATTCTTAAGATTGGAACTAAAATGGCCTAATCAAGTAGCAAGAATAAGTAACCATGTGCACTGGCACGAAAAATCAGCATTAAGAGAAGCACTAAGAAGAATTGGTATAAATAAACAAATATCAAAAAATGATATTCACCAATTTGTTAAAAAGTTACCTGAAGAAAAACAAAAGCAAGTAGAAAAAATACAAAAAGAATTAAATAATACATTTCGCCACTATTCATTACACTGCGGAGGAATTGTCTTCTTTCACGATGGTGTTCCGAAAGACTTAATATTTGAAAAAGTCAATCAAAAGAAAACGTTAACACAAATTATATTTGATAAAAATGATATATCAAAGCATAAGAATGTAAAAATAGATATACTATCAAGTAGAGGTATTTCACAATTAATTGGTATATGTGGAAGAAATATTGATTTTACAGATTGTCCTTATGATAAAAAAACATATGATTTATTACAATCAGGAAACAATATTGGAATTACATTAGCAGAATCTCCATTAATGAGAAAAGCACTAATGAAAATAAAACCAAAAAATATAACAGATATAGCTGTTTGTTTGGCTATAATTAGACCGGCAGCAAAAGATGCTCGTATAGAAAATAATAATATTGATTACAAGACAAAATTTATATTTGATGATGATGCTATAACTATATTATCAAATACGTTGAATATATCTAATGATCTAGCAGATAAATTCAGGAGATGTATAGGAAAGGACAAATGGGATGAAGAAACAAAAGAAAAATATAAAAAACTTATGAATAAAATACCAAAAGACGAACAAATTAAAATGAAAACTTTATTAGGAAATTTAAGAGCATATAGTTTCTGTAAGTCTCATTCCTATTCTTATGCACAATTAGTATACAAAATAGCATATCAAAAAGCACATAATCCATATAAATTTTGGAAATCAACACTAAAAAATTGTAGTAGTTCATATAGAAAATGGGTTCATCTATATGAAGCAAGAAGAAATGGAGTAAATGTTATGAATTTATTAAAAAAGAAAAATGATGTAAGCATATATGCTGAAAGTAGAAGGAAGAAATTTGAAGGATTATCAAAAGTTGAACAATTAACACGATTTGGATATTGGGATATGACATATGATAGCTTCTTTCCAAACTGTTACTTTTATGAAAAAGAAAGTGGAGTATATTACTTTGGAGGAATAATTGCTTCATTAAAAGTTTTAGATTATAAAACAAAAACAATAGTAACTAGTATTGGAGTTGGAAAAGGAAAATTTATAGAAATAATAACAAAAAGAAAATATTATAACAATAAACATTATGGATTAAGAGGAAGGGCTACATTAATAAGTGTAAAAGAAAAAACATATAATGCTTATATTGCAAAATATTATTAAATATTATTAAATTGTTGGAACAAATTCCCAATTTAATTCATAACAAATTTTTTTCCAAATTGTATCTTGTTCAATACGTTTTATTGGATCCTTCAACATAGGAAAAAAAGGTAAAAAAGTATTTTCATTTAATAATTCGCATAATTTATATAATACATAATAGTAGTTTAAAAAATTAACACGGTCATCTGGACAGTGTTTTGCATAGGGTTTTTGAATTTCCATAAATAAATTACATAATCTCTCTTCAAGTTCGGGGCTCATAATTGGAGGTCTAATCCCAAGTTTATCCTTGATAAATGGAATATGTTCATAATACTTGTTATATCCTAATTTCTTTAATATATCTTTTGCTTTTTTATTAGTCATTTGTTTTAGCGTAATCCTTTCTTTTTTAATTTGTAGTTTAATATTATCTAAAACTTCATCTGGTATTTGAGTAGTTTCTTTTGCTTGAAACTGGGCCAATATTTCACGAAAATGATTAATTCTTTTATAAGCATAAAAACAAACTTCTTTAGGAGGTTCTTTATAAGACGGTTTTTCGTGCTCTACTAAAAATTGTTTTTGTCTACTACATTTATTACAAATAACTAAACCTTTATAATCAACTTGTATCCATTCACCACCACAATTTTCACATTTTTCATAATCTATTGTAAATTTGTTCATATCTATAAAATTTTCATTTAAATTTGTTAAAAATTTATTTACAGTTGTATCTTCATTTTTATTTTTAAGAACAATATTTTTATCTTTATTAAAAAACGAATGTAATAAATCATTTTTATTATTTGATTTCCCTAGTGACACTTGTTTCTTTTTTTCAAAATACTCAAATATAACCCCTGAATTTTCCAACAAATAATCCTTTTTTTCTTTTTTTAATTTTTTTATTTTAGATTTAATTTCTTTGATTTCGTCTTCTACATTCAATCGATCTTCGATATTATTAATGTGTAACAAAGATTCTTTTAGTTCTTTTTTTTTAGCTATTAAATTTGGAATTTGAACATTTTTGATCTTTTGAAATGAATTCATTTTTTCATTATGCTTACTATCTAAAGTCATAGTTGATTTTTTGTTTATTTTAAATTTTTTTTTTGCTTTAGGCTTAAAATTAGGCATAATAACTTATATATTTTATAAATGACTAATATTTATATTTAAAATTAGTAAAAGCTATATGTCGTTAAATAAAAAAAAGGATTATCTATTAGATTTTTATATGGATGTTGAACTTAATGTAGAAACAAATGAAATGAAGATAGATTGTATATTATTGCAAAAAATGATATTTATTTATAATGCTTTAGAAAAAGGATGGACTGTAAAAAAAAGAAAAGATAAATATGTATTTTCAAAGAATCATAAAGGTAAAAAAGAAGTATTATTAGATGACTATTTAAAACGGTTTATGGTAGAAAATTTAGATATAAATAAAATAATTTAGCTAATAATTATTTAATTAATTAATTAAGTAATTATTAAAATTTTTTTTCTTTAGCAATATATATAAAATGGGTGGTGGACTCATGCAGTTAGTAGCTTATGGCGCACAAGACGTTTATCTTACAGGTAACCCTCAGATCACATTCTGGAAGGTAACCTATCGCAGACACACGAACTTTGCTATGGAATCAATTGAACAGACCTTCAACGGTCAAGCTGACTTCGGTCGCCGCGTTCAGTGCACAATCTCCAGAAATGGTGATCTTGCATACCGCACTTACCTTCAGGTAACTATGCCTGAAGTAAACCAATCTGACGGTGGTGATGATGATGTTTATGCACGTTGGTTAGATTGCCCTGGAGAACAAATGATCTCCATGGTTGAAGTCGAAATTGGTGGTCAGCGTATCGACCGTCAGTATGGTGACTGGATGCACATCTGGAACCAGCTTACTCTTACTTCCGAACAAGAAGCTGGATACAACAAAATGATCGGTAATACTACTCAGCTTACATACCTTACCGACCCTAAATTCGCAGAAATCGCTACTGCTTGTGGTGCTGCTTCAGTCCCTGAAGCTGTATGTGCCCCTCGCAAAGCACTTCCAGAAACTACTCTTTACGTTCCTCTTCAGTTCTGGTTCTGCCGCAACCCTGGTCTTGCCCTTCCTCTTATTGCCCTTCAATACCACGAAGTCAAGATTAACATCGAAATCCGTCCATTAGACGAATGCCTTTTCGCTGTAAATGGTGTTAGCAACAGCACCGGTAACTCCAAAAAGGTTGCTGGAGCTTACAGTAAATCACTTGTTGCTGCTTCACTCTACGTTGATTACGTATTCCTTGATACCGATGAACGCAGACGTATGGCACAAAACCCACACGAATACCTTATCGAACAGCTTCAATTCACTGGTGATGAATCTATCGGTTCCTCATCAAACAAAATCAAGCTTAACTTCAACCACCCTTGCAAAGAACTTGTATGGGTAGTTCAGCCTGATGCTCATGTTGCTTACTGTGACTCATTCCTTGCTGGTCGCACTATGCACATGGCCCTTGGTGCTCAGCCATTCAATTACTCTGATGCTATTGATGCTCTTCCTAACTCCATCTTAGCATTCGGATCAGACAGACAGTCTCGTGGAGCTAACCAAGTTATCGACGCTTCTGGTCTTTTCAGCGATACCCAGAATGACGCAGAAGATTCACGATTTGGTGATAATTTGGCTGGTAGAAACGCTACCAACGGAACGGATAATTCTGTTAACGCAATCAAAGGACAAGAGGTTAGTGGTGTAAGTGATGCTGGTGTTTTCGTTCTTGCTGAAACCGCTCTTATGATGCACTGCTGGGGTGAAAATCCAGTAGTTACCGCTAAGCTTCAGCTTAACGGACAAGACCGTTTCTCTGAGCGTGAAGGTACCTACTTTGACCTTGTTCAGCCATACCAACACCACACTCGCACCCCAGACACCGGTATTAATGTTTACTCATTCGCTCTTCGCCCTGAGGAACATCAGCCATCTGGAACTTGCAATTTCTCACGAATTGATAACGCTACTCTTCAGCTTATCGTTTCTGCTGCCGCTATTGGTGGAACCCAGACCGCTAAGGTCCGCGTTTACGCTACCAACTACAATGTCCTTCGCGTCATGAGTGGTATGGGAGGGTTGGCGTACAGCAATTAAGTTAGTTTTTGTTACCATTTATGGTCTCAAATTTTAATTTTAATCTTTTAATTTATTAAAAAATCATATAATTTATAAAATTTTATGATTATTTTAGCATTCAATATAATATAGACAATTTATATATGCTTAATGATATTATGTTATTTGCTCTAAATGGAGGAGGTTGGGCTCTCAAACCTATATTAGAAAAAATAAGTGTTGATAAAATGGGCTATTTTTATTTTACCTTTATTCGTTATTTTGTTAGTGGTATTATTGCCTTGCCTTTTATATTTTATCAATATCAAGTAAATGGTATTCCCAAAAAATACAACAATAATTCACAGGCTTTTGTTCAAGATATAGTTGTTTGGGGTTCCATCGTTAGTGCTATTGCAATTGCTGCTATTATGGCTAACTATTACTTATTAGAAAAATATAATTCTTCATTTGTAACTCCTATTGCTGAAGGTGTTTTACTCATTTTTAATTTCATATTTTCAGTATGGATATTAAATGAAAAAGTTACAAAAGATATGATTATAGGAGTATTATTCATTATTACTGGAGTTTTCATGGTATACTGTAATCATTTAAATTTCACCATATTTTAATCTTTTATAGAAAATTGAATTACTTTTCTAGAAAAATACCCTATACTATACAACCCAAGAACAACAACATACAAATATTAATATGACATCCAGAACCAGAACCGTAACTTGCAGCATTTGTCATGAACCAGGGCATAACTGTCGCACTTGCTGGATGCGTTACTTTACACCAACAACAGGTAGTTCTATTCCGGTGTGGGATGAAACAATTGAAGATTTAGCCGTTGCAAGAACTCCTGAACTGGAAACTCCGCCACCAATCCAAGAACCTGTTACGCCTCCACCAGCACCCAAAAAAAGAAAAAGAACCAAAACTCTAAAGCCTACTAAACCATTTGTTCAGGAAGAAAATCACTGCAATATCTGTTTTGATGATTTGAAGGACACTAATAAAGTTATCACCAAATGCGGACACAAGTTTTGTATTGAGTGTTACACACGAGCGGCTCGTAACAAGAATGACTGTGCCGTGTGTAGGAAAAAACTGTGCTCTGTCGAACCAGACAACTGGAAAAGACGATATGAGGAAATGGAGCAAGATTGTGAATACTATAGAAATATTGTTGAACGTATGACTGGTGTTCTAGCCCCACACATACTTGAGGACACAGATTCGCTTCCTGATCTAGATAATAGCGATATGGAAATTGATGAAGAAGACCTAGAATACGAAAGAGCTAGAACAGTTCGTGTATAATTAAACTTAAAAACTTAAATAATAAATTAAAAAATGGTTTAAACCTTTTTTTATTAAACTATACATATAGTATGCAAATCTTCGTAAAGACACTCACAGGTAAAACCATCACCCTTGATGTTGAACCAAGCGATACCATAGAGAACGTAAAGCAAAAAATCCAAGATAAAGAAGGAATCCCTCCAGACCAACAACGTCTAATTTTTGCTGGAAAGCAACTTGAAGATGGAAGAACTCTATCTGACTATAATATTCAGAAAGAAGCAACACTCCATCTTGTCCTACGCCTTCGTGGTGGAAACTAAATAATAATTAGTTAGTAAATTTTTAATTAATTATTATTTCAAAAACTTATCTTCTTCTTGTTTTTCTTTTTCTTTTTCTACGAGATTTTCTTTTTCGTGTTTTTCTTTTTCCACCTCTTCTTGTTTTCTTCTTTCTCTTTTTTCTAGTTTTAGACCTCTTCTTTTTTCGTCTTCCTCCATTAGATCTATCACTTTCTGGTGTCTTTTCCTCTGCTGCCTGCGCACCAGCTGCTGAATCTTCACTACCCGAATTATTTATCCATTCTACTAGTTTTTCCAATAAAAATGTTTGTTTCACTATACCATTTTCATCTTTATCGTCCGCAGTTATTTCATAACATGTTAATTTGGCTTCTGAATCATTTATTAATTCTGCTGTTGTAAAATTTTTCCCAAATTTTCCCCAACTCATTCTATAATCTTCTCTAGGACTACGGGTAGTTGTAAAAATACATATAGATGAATTTAAAGAGCTCGAATTGGTTTTTACTATTTCAGACCATCCATACCATCCTCCCGACGGTAAATTTTCTTTATCAGGCACAGGATAAGCATCAAATTCACGCGATGGCAATGTTAATCTCCCTCCATTTACTCGCAACGCTAAATATCTAGAAGCTTCATTTAACTGATCTACCTTTTTTTCTACTTTTATACCAATAGTATTTAAATATTCTATTAATTCATCTCTACCCATTTCCCCAATTGGACGAGAATCGCGACGAGCTGTTGCGGAGGCAGATTCTGCCATTTTTGCTTCTGCTACTTCTTTTTTACGCTGATTTTGTCTTTTCATTTTTTCAAATTCTTCGTTTGCTAGTTTCCTCATGTTGATAAATTCCATTACTATATAGTATATATTGATATATTAATTCAAAAACTTGTCCAGTGAATAATCTTTTATATTTGTTATATCAATATCTTTCAAATAACATTTTACTGGATAAAATTCTGTTCGCCATCTAATGTGATGATTGAAATCTACATAAGGTTCATGTGTCCTCCGCCATACATTTTTATCATCAATTACACTACAAACAGGATTTAACATCATATATTCTGGTTCACTCATTAATTAATATAAGTTTTTTAACTTTAAATAAAAGCATTATATATATGCCACGGAAACGTGCAAAAACACCTAAAAAAAAAAAGAAAAAACAAGAAAAAAAAGACTGGTCTAATGTATTGGGAGGACTTAGCCAAGAGGGTAATAATCTTATACATCAATTTTTACAATTAGACAACACCGTTGATTTAATGGAAACAAGTAAGGAACAAGAAAAATTCGTTTTAAATACAACTAGTCAAGAAGAAATAGATGATGGTCGTTTTATTAGAGCATGGAATAAAGCTGGAATACAAGATTATTATTATTCAGTTCCTTATAACCACAGAAAGAAGGAGGACATAGATAAAAAGCAAGTAATTTTCATTATTCCAAAAGATGAAGATTTTAGCCAATTTCCTCCTCATGCCCCTGATGGGAGATTTATTCCAGGAGAATTTTCATACGTCTATGAATATCCCAAATTCAATTATGGAATAATTAATAAATTGTATGGGACGGGATATGAGATGAATGATTTTAAAAGTTTTTATTTAATGCATCAATATCGTGCCACTAGCAAAGACCCTTTCGTATTTTTGTTTTATGAGTTTCCGTTATCGCTTCCAAACAAAAATGAAACTTTACCAATTGTGGGTGGGTTGCTCCCTATAAAAGTAATTGATGAACATGCACATTTTAACAATAACGGTGAAATAGATGAAAGATTTGACTCCCTTCTGACATACGATCATATACTAAAGAGAAGACAGCCTGAAATAGTAAGTAATATTGAAGAAGGAGAACAACACGATAATGTCGAGCTAACTAAAGCTTATATGGCGGAGTGTAAAAAATGGTTTAGAGAAATCTATTTAAATAACAAATATAAAAAGGTGTTAATTGGGAAAAAGCAAGGAGTATGGGAAAGATTTAAGAAGAACACGAAAGAAGTTTTGGATGAAATCGCAAAAACGTGCGAACCACTAGGTAGTTGTGTAATTTCTGGTGGTAAAAAAACCAAAAAGAAACGCAAAAGAAAGAAAACCAAAAGAAAGAGAAAAAAGAGAAAGAAGAGAAAGAAAACAAGAAAAAGAAGAAAATAAAAGCATTATATATGAAAGATTTTGGATATTGTGTTTGGTATATTCCAGAAAATGGTCCATGGCATAGATTTACAAATGGCTTTACACCTCACGTTACAATTAAACACAGTTTAACATACTCAGACGCATTAAGATTATATTTAGCTATAGATCCAAAAAAAATTGAAATAGAATTAGACAAAGCACAAGTATCAATAGAAGATGATTTCTGGGCTTTATATTACAATTTAAAACCTATTGAAAACAAACCACAATGGTATCCAAAAAATGCGCATATTTCTTTTTTATATCAATATAATGAGCCTATTACATCCATACATGTCAATTATTTAAAACAATATTTAGTGCCATATAAATCAAAATTAACAAAAGTAGCATTAGCATATTGTAAAGGTCATTTCCGCAAATGGAAAATATTAGAAATTAAATAATATATATAAAACTAATATATATATTATCTATAATGGAAGAGTGTCTTATTTGTTTTCAAAAAAAAAATAAATTTTATATATCTCCTTGTAAGCATAAATGGTGTATGGATTGTAATTTAAATCCAAAATTTCCAAGAAAATGTCCTTATTGTAGAATATGTGTGCCTTTATCACCAAAATCAAAAAAGAAAATGTTAAAAAAGGAAAATATTAAAGAAACAAAAAAAATCTTATATTTCGCAATTGCTAATTCTTCACTAGGATATGGTGTTTAACAATTACTACAATCTGAATTACAAGCTGTTCTACTATCAGGACAACAACCATAACGCGTGCCTCTACAACCTCCTATCAATCGATTCCTACGATGATGATGTGTATGAGCAGGAATTGTGCGTGCTCTTACAAAGGTAAAAATAAAAAATAAGAATACGATAGCTAAAATACCAAATAAAAAATGTTTTTTATTCATTATATTATAGTGTAAGATAATTATGTAAACAATCTGTTCATATTTCGCACTTCTGGTTTATTTTCCTCTTTTGTATATAATTTTTCAATTAATGCATCATCTCTAATTCGTAATGTGTAATCACTTTGTGCACCTTTTCGACCAACACGTCCAAATGCTTGTATCATTTTTTCCTGAGTCATGTTTATTAGATCTTTACTCAAATAGCCGTGACAGAATTGATAATTCGTTCCATAAATATAATCACTAGAAGCAATAATCAAATACAACTTTTGCTCTTCTGCTAACTTTTTCATAATATCCATATACTCCTTGTTTTCATGCTTAACAAATACACCAATTCCCATCAATAATAGAATTTTCCATTCTTTTTCTATATTTAAATACATTATCTTCTCGACTATGCTGTCTTCTATATCACTGCTAAATGATTTTTTAGTGTTTTTCATCTTAGACCATTCTCTAATATGAGCTTCGCTATTTGGTATATATTTACTACTTAACTCAATTGTTTGTATTTTAGCCTTTAAGTATGCAACTCGTTTCAAATATGCTTGATAAATTTTAAATTCATCTGATTTTAAATTTTTAGAATGATCCTTTGCTAATGTTTCGCTACCAATCTTATCTTTTCGTTGCTCCTCCATTTTTTCTACTTCTTCTAATTCTAACATATATTCTTCATTTTCTGTCATAATTTTAAGTATCTCGTCTAATTCCTCCTCTGGAATATTACTTACTCGTAAATAAAACATAGCTGTTTTTTTAACATCTTGAGTTAAGAATATAGTAGGTCCTTCAGTTAAACTATAAGCATCGTTTGTAGTTATTTTAATAACAGAGTCATACATTTTTCTGTTCTTTTCTTGAAAATATTTATAAATATCATTCCACTTATCTTTTACTAATGATAAAAGTCTCAAATAGTATATTTTCAAACTAATTATTTCAATATCCTCAAAATTTTCAAAATAGTTTTCCAATAAATACTGATTATCAACATATTTCTTTTTATTTACATACAATATAAATTTTATCATTTCATTTACATCTATATGACGCAATATTGTTTTATTCTTTTCAATATGTCTAGCACATTTTTTGAGTTTTTTAAATTTTTTAAATAAGAAGTGAGGCATTACTATATTACCAGTAGCATCTAAGATTGGTATTGATTTCTTACATTCATAACTAATTATTTCTTGAACGTTATTACTATTAAATTTACGATTAAAGTAAGCAGTCATAGGCATAATATCCTGTTTATTAGGTAATGTAGCTGAGGATAATACTACATTTGGAATTTCACTTTGTTTCCAATTTTTTTGTAAAATTTCATGAAATGGATGATCTTCATAATCTAATGTAATTGTTGGTTCATCCCAATACCAAATAATATCACTTGGTTCATTAAAAGCAAGCATATAATTCATAGCAGGTAAATATGATTGAATATCCGTAATAATTACTTGGACTTTTTCACCATTACTATTATCTACTCTAAAAATTCCACCTGTTCTTCGATTCTTAACATAATCTTTTGCAGCAAAATAATGAAGTCTTATATCTCCTGAGTCAAGACAACCAAAAGCAATTGCTATAGGTATTTCCATGCTAATTAAAGCTTTGGCTAATTGAAGACCAATATGTTTTGCAGCACAAGTAAAGATAATTTTATTTCCTTTTGCTAATCCTACTGGAGACATAGTTTTCCCGGTGCCTGTAGGAGCTTGATAAAGTATAAGCTTTGCACCTTCTCTATAGGTAGCCTCAAATAAATCAGCCTGATGAGAATACAGTTTCATATCTGCAAATTTAAATAAATCTGTGTTTTTCTCTATATGACTTAAAGCGTTTTTTATTAACTTCTTTTTTGAAACTTTACATTTGTAAAGAATAATTACTTCATTTACAAAATATAAGACGTATTTATTAGTATATGAAATATTATTTTTCATAAGCTGACCTAGACTATAATAATTCTTACTATTGAAATCCTCATTGAAGAACTGATAAATATTTTGAATCAATATAAACTCAAATATAAGATTTCGCACATCTTCAATCTTTCTAGATAAACTATTTATTCGTATAATATCTGCCTTCTTAATAGTTTTCTTTTTCTTTGATTGTTTATTAATTTTTATAGGTAAATCAAAATTTTTAATAATTTTTTTACATAATGATTTAAAATACTGTTCATATAAGTAATAATGGAATGAGTCATCTTCACTTCCTATTTTCATAAATCCCAAAAGACTCATAGAATCGTTTTGAGAATAACCAGTATTTCCATATGAGTTATAAATAATATTTAATATATTTTTTTCCTTGGAATCTACAGGCACTTCCAAGAACTCCCATTCACTTTTAACTAGTTTTTGCTGTGTAAGGTCCATGATTGTAATACTATATAACTTAATTATTTCTAATTCAATTTTATATATAAATATAAATTGAATTAAAAAAATCACTCCTTAACTTAATATATCCAGATGTATATATTTACAGTAGATGGAAATATAGGAAGTGGAAAATCCACACTTATCAAACTAATGAAACAAAAATACAAGGAATTTGTAAATAAAAAAATAGTCTACTTACCTGAACCTGTTGATATTTGGGAAAGTATAAAAGATAAAAATGGTAAAAATGTTATAGAAAGTTATTATGAAAATCAAAGTAAGTTTGCTTTTCCATTTCAAATGATGGCTTATATATCAAGAGTTCATCAAATAAGAGAAATTATGAATACTTGTGAAGACAATACTATTATTATTTGTGAAAGATCTGTCTATACAGATAAATACGTTTTCGCAAAAATGTTACACGATAATGGAACTATGAACGATATTGAAATACAAATTTATAAAAAATGGTTTGATGAATTTGTAAAGGACTTTCCTTTTTCAGGAATAATATACGTAGGTGCAGAACCAAGTAAATCTTTGGAACGAGTAAAAATTAGAAATAGAAAAGGAGAGGATATACCATTAAATTATCTAAAACAGTGTCATTTATATCATGAAAAATGGCTTAATGATAGTTCCATTCCTGTATTGAAATTAAATGGTAATACAGAATTCATAAATGCTATTCCTGATAATTGGGACATGGCTATAAAAACTTTTATAAAAACAAACAGTAGAAAGATTAAATTTTATGATGATGTTTTATATGATGAATATTTATATACTCTAGTAACTGGTTAATCTATATTATTTGTTAAATAATAGTTATTAAAAACAGATTTACCTTTAAATTTTAATATATCTCTTTCTTGACTACTAGTTGGAAAATTATCATATCCATATATATCTTGTAATAATAACCATTCAAATAATCCTCCTGGATATATAAATACATTTATAAATCCTAAACCTATTAATTGCTCATATTTTTTCATTAAATTTGGAGCATTGGCATTTTCATCATATACAATTATATTTATATTTTGATTTGATTTTATTAATTGATTTATAAGTTCTTCTTCCTTGCTTACAGGAACTGTATTCTTTATTAATACATCTTGTCTTGAGGTATTTAAAGTGTTTATTAATAAAAACTTATTTTTATTTTTCATACTATACTGGACGTCCTCAAAATTAACTTTTCTTGTTGATGTTGTATTTCCCATTATTAATTATTTATTATTTTAAATAATTAATTTTTCTTTATTATTTTTTTATTTAATTTGATTTAGCCACTCTAATTAATTTCCAATATGGAAAATTTTCATTTAAATAAGATTGTTTTGTAAGTATAAAATTATTACCAGCCTTAAAGAAACGACCGCTATTATTAGCAGAAGATAAATTAGATTTACTAGGCATACTAGATATAAAAGGAGAACCTTCTATAAAAAGTAAATAATCTCCATTTCCAGGTAATCCATATTTTGAAGGATCATAACAAAAATCTCTTCCACCTCCAAATAAACCATTACTATTTATACCTGGTAATGAATATGGGTCTTGTGCACATTTTAAATTTCCAGCACAATCACTATCTCTATCGCAATCTCCTTGTCCTTCTGGCTCATTTCGTAAATTATCATTCCAACCTTTCCATGAAGCATTAACAGGGTCTCCACCTAATTTAGTTCCTGGAACACCTAAACAAGCTTTTTTGAAATCAGACCATCTAGAGTTCCATACTTCTTTATTAGTTTTTACAAAGTTCCAAAAAGGAAAATATTCAATTTCGTACATTTCTTTTGTTAAAATATATCCAGGTTTCCACGCCATACCCTTTTTCCAAGTTTGGTTATTATTTGTTATTGGTAGTATAGATTTAAATCCTCCACCACTATTTCCAGAAAAATTTAAAGCATTATTTTCAAACTTAATATATTCCGTTACAGTCATCATTTGAACAAAATCAATCCAACACGGTTTATTCCACGGAATACTTGGTTTTGTTCCATAACACTGTTCGCTACTTTCAAGATAACTATCAAAATTATTTTTAGGTGTTGTAGCATTCTTGTTAATAGTATTTCTTAATTGTCTTACCTTTGAAGCTAGTGTGTTATTAGACCAATAACTAGATTCAATAATACCTCTCTTCCAATCTGATGATGAAAACAACCAGTTTTGTGAATTTTCTGGATAGTATTTACCACTAGTTTCACAACCCTGTTCTTTAAATATTTTAGTAGAACATTTAATAGGTCTTGGATTAAAACGTGTCTCACAAGGATCTACTGGTTTTCCATAACACTTTTGTGTATATTGATCAGATTTCTTATAATCTTTACCTGTATTAGCATATGTAGGATATTGTTTCATATTATCACCAGCCAGTATGTAAGAATGAGAATTCCACCATTTATAATCTTCTTGATCACTTACTCTATCATTTAAATTTCCGTTACATCCAGATCTTGACCATAAACTATTCAAACAGTCCTGTGAATGAGGGCCTGTTTTCCAAGTAGGAGTTAGACAAGGAAATTTTTGTTCAAATTTTCTACATGCCTCTGGGCCAACTATTAAATCTCCTTTGAATGTATTATCATTTTTAAATCTATCATCTCCTCCTGCTGCTATTTCTTCTTTCCAATTACATTTGTCCTCTTTATATTTATTTGTAAAACCTCCACCTATAAGATTTTTTTTTACAATTCCTTTTGCCTTTGTAGGACACCAACCACATATACTTTTTTCTCCTCCGGTATCTCCACAATCTTTCATACCATTACATATTGTCTGTTCTTTTTTCTTATTACACTGAAATGCTGCCTCTGGACCAGGTTTTACCCAATTTTTACCACAAACATCCGCTGTTGGTCCATTTGCATCTCCATATAAAATCTTATTTGTTTCCCAACAATATCCACATCCACCATCTACTGTTATTTGGTCACAATCTAGGGTTTTATTTATAATCTTACATTTTTCTATTTTTTTTGCAAGTTCAGTTTTTTTAACACTAGCAGATGGATTCGTATTTAGTAAATTTTGGTTTGAAGCATCTAGTTTTTTAAATTTTACATCTCCAGACAATCCAGGAGCGGTTTGAGGAAATTTACGATTATCCCAGTATTTATCCTGATTTTTTAAATAGTCTTTTTGTCGTGTTTCAGCAGCATTAATTAATGAAACATTATCTAATCCCTCATAAACTGATTTTTTTGTAAAACATATTAATGCTAATATTATTATAAAAATACCTATTACAATATAGCCTAAATTTAATTTCATTTGTATATATTTAATTATTATTTTATTTTACATAAAACAATAATTAAGAAGGATATGCCGTTAAACTATAACTTACTTTAGAGCCCATTAAACTATGTCCCATTCCTCTTGTTTGAGCCCAAATTCTTACAGCTGCTACTTTCTTATTTGGTAAATTTGGAATATAATTTGAAACTGGAATCATGGGACCAGCAATCGATTGAGTATAATAACTACATCGAGTACAATATCTAGTTTTCCAAAAACCACCACTCCAAAAAGCCCAATTCCAATATCTACCACAACTATACCTTCTGCATCGTCTCCTAGTAACTCTTCTTATAGAACGAGGAGCTTTTAAAACAGTTTGATATACTGTTTCACCATTCATTCCCTCTAATCTTATGTAAATACCCCAAGTTGGATTTCCCCAACCTTGATCCTTCATAACCGCTGAAAAATTTAATCTTTTTGCATACATAGGTGAAAACCGTTCATAACGAATTAACCTATTATCATAAGAACTTCCTGTAGTTTGAACAACTGTTCCTGAAGAAAAACTTCCTCGCCCGACATTATAAGATGGCCAAGCAAATGTTCTATTAATTACAATAGGTTCCTTATATTTTTTATTTAACCAAACGTCATATCCGCTTCCTGAATTTCCAAATTTACTTTGTTTTAGACCATATGAATTCCAACATTTATTTTCTTTTGGAGGAAAAGCTTCGCTGGTATTTAAAGGCATTACTGAATATTTACATTCTCTGTCAGCTTCACAAGCATCCTGACACTGTTTTGCCGTTAAATTATCACTAATTTTTTTCATAGCACTAACATAAAATCCTTCTTTCCTTCCATTAAATGTAGCATCAAAAATTCCTAATAAGCCTAAAATAGCTAAGAAAAAAAAGGAATAAATTAAAAAACCTTCAACATCATTATTATTTTTTACATATATAACCATTACACCTAGTGTTGCTAATATATTCCAAAATCTATTAGGTAATAATCCTATTGAGTGAAATACTAATACGCTAATAGTAACAGCTAAAATTCCTTTACCAATTTCAATTAACTTCATACTTATATTAATATGTTATTTTATTTGAAACATATTAATAGATTATTTAATAAAATTTGGATTCAAACAAGGTTTCTGAGCACATGCTCTATATTTTTTAGTAGGAGGGCATGGTCTTCCTCCAAATTTAGCTGGATATAAAATAGGTCTTGTGCTATATTGAGAACCACCTCCACAAGTTTTGGTGCATGTGCTATATGCTGTCCAGTCACCAACTATACAGTCTCTAGGTGGAGGAAATCTATATAAAACATCTGCAATAGCTTCTTTACACGTTCTCTTACAACCAGATTTAATATCACCACAAGCTTCTTTAATAGATAATTGTGCTTTATTATATGTGGTTTTTAAACTAGTGCTTCCTGTAGGATTGATACCAGGCCATCCCCAACCTTCTGCTTGTTGTTCTCTAGATTTTGTTGATCTTTCTACTTTTTCTTTAGAATTTACAGTTTGTCCCAAATGAACTACTGAATTATTTCCAATATTAGTAAAATTAGTCCACATTATAAAACAAGACTGTCCATTTAACTTAGTAACAACTCCTTCATAACGTAATGGAAATAATAATTTTGTTACTGTGCAACCAGGAGTAATTGCTGGTGGAGGAGGTGGAGATGTTCCCAAACAAATCATGGAAGTATTAGCACGAGTTCCATAATCACTAGCACCGGTCATTAAACCAACTACTCTTTTGATAGTTGATTTATAGTCAATAGAATTAGTTGTATCACTATTTGGATAATTATAAGAAGGAATATCCCAAGCTGGTGCTGATTTACTATATTTACTTACATCTCTTACATGAGATTTAGCTCCTCTAACCCCTTGACTTATTTTTTTAAATCCTGTTCCATTTGGATCTCCTCCTTCTTCTAAAATAATTTTCTTTAAACACTCTGGGTGGGGAACTCCATCACGGTTAAATTTAGGGTCACACGGATCAACATTATCATGATTTCCAAAACATAAATCGCTATTGTCTATAGCTGTTTGATAATTATTATCTCTGGTTTTTGTATTTGTTTCTTGCATTATTTCTCCAGCCTTTTTATAAGACATTCTTATTGATTTTCCCAATTGTTCTGGAGTTTTTCCATATAATACTGTATTGGTGCAATTTGAATTTTTCCATAATTTACTAACACAAGCGGAACTATGAGGTCCAGATAGATAATACGGAGTAATACAAGGATGGTCTTTCAAAAATTGCCCACATTTTTCAGCAGATAATAAACCATATCCATCACCACCACATACATCATCACTATATTTTGGCACTAGTTTACCACCTACTTCTTTTTTTACCATACCTGTTCCTGTAGTTGGACAAAATCCACAAATATCCGCTGCTTCTCCATATAAATCTCCACAGCTTTTTATATTAGAACAAATATCTTTTTCACGTAATTCTTTGCATTTTTCCCTATTATTACTCCAAGCTTCTTTGGGACAAACATCTGGATCTGGTCCATCCTTTCCACCATATCTAAATTCTTTATCATATGCACAATAACCACAATCTCCTTGATCTCCTTCTTCTAATTGATCACAACTAGTTAAAACTCTACATTTTGTAAGTTTTTTATCCATTTCACTTTGAGAACCTCCTATTGTTGGAACATAACTTTGTAGGTTTTTATTTTCATCAAATTTTAACCATTTATTTACCTCTGGATCAGCTTTTAACATACCTGCTCCTATTCCAACACCTCTGACACTCCAATAATCTGATTGTTTATTTAAGAAGGCTCGTTCTCCTTTTTCTAATGCTTCATTACTAAAACCTTCTTTATTTTTCAAACTCATATATATTTGACATAATAAAACAACTAATAATGTAACTCCTAAAATCAATATTAATTTCATATATAATTAGTTTATATAAAATTAATTTACTTAAAATCAACAATTATTTCAACTTGTTCCTTTTTAATACTTTTTGAAGCCGAAATAGAAAGTTCCTCGCGTTTTTTTCTTGTTTGTTTGACTTTAACCTTCCTATTTTTTGCTGTACTATTTCTATTATCTTGATCTTTTTTTATTTCATTAAAATTTTTTTCAATATAATCTAAAATTTTATACTCTAATACCCATTTAAAAAAATTTAATTGTCCTATTGTTGTTTGAATAACAGTATCCCCTTTGTAAGGAATAGTAATTCTATCCCATCTACAAAAAGGATCGAAACGCTTTTTACTATAGGCCTTTAATTTTAATTTATAATCAATATAAACTTTAAATCTTTTCTCTACACCATAAGCATCTTTTAACAAATATACAGTATAATATTTCTTAGAATAATTTGTAGCAAACCAATCTACTAATCTCAAAGAAACTGTTGATTCACCATTAATTATTGGTAATATTTTTTCCATATTTCCATCTTTATTATAAAATTCTAACAATTTTTTTAATAATAATCCATTTTGCGTTGATAATCCTGAACTCATATAATTTATTATTTTAATCTGTTTTTAAATACTTATTAGATTTACTATTAATATTGCTGTTTTGTGGTCTTAAAAAATTATCTTGGACCATTAAATCTTCTAAATAGTTATTTCCATCCATAAATGGATTACCTAGATTAGCTATTTTATCTCGTTCTGACATACGATTGCTATTTAATTCGCGTATATTTAATTCATAATCTGTTTCATGTTTTATTACCAATTCTTCTTCAATTGGAATAATTTCTTTTCTTGTATCTATACGTTCAAATCTACATGTTTTCTGAAATTCTTCACTTTTTTTAGGAGCCCATTTACTAATTTCATATTGTTGTGCAAACCGTACCTTTTTACTCATTTATATGTTATTTCGGAAAAATTGAAACGTTTTTAACACATAATAATTTATCATATCAAATATGGAAGACCTAAGTGAAACATATCCACCACAACTAACTATAGCTATATATGAAAAATGGAGTCAACAAGAACACGGTATAAAACCTGGTGAAGAAGATTATATTAATTATTTCAATACAAAAAATTTAGCATTATGCACTTTCAACAAGGAAGATCTAATATATGATGGAACTATTGATTGTATAGATTTTATTCACTACGTAAGAGTGCTGGAGCCTGAAAGAACCTTTGAAATTAATCCAATTATTATGTATAGATACAAAAATAGAGATTTCTGTTTTAAACATAATGGAATTAATAAATTTCAAAAACTATGGCGTAAATTTCATTACAAAATTATGCCTAGATACAAAAATATTCGTAATTTACAACATAGAACTCTATATGGTAAATTTAAATAAAATTAAAATAATTTCATACTATTTGTAATATTAATACAAGTTGATTGAGGAATTTTACCTTCTTTACACTCTACTTGTAATTCACTAGTAAATGACCGCTTTTTTAATTGTGTCCAAGATGTATTTTTATGACCTACACTTCCTACTAATCCTAACATAACAGCACCTTCATTCATTCTGACGCCATTTACTATTCTACTACCCTCTCTAGAACCTCCTGTTCTTTCTGTTAACACTCGTTTTGGAACTTTTCCACTCATTATAATATAATTTAATATTAATTTTTTTTAATGATTTTCATTTGCTTGCTAAATTTAAATTTTTTGTCACTCATCGTTCTTCTTTTTAAATTACAATCCAAACAACTAATAACTACATTTTCAGTAATATGTCCTTTACTATTATCAATACGATCTAAAGTCCACTGTTTTGGTTCTCTTACGTTTTCATAAACCAATAGCATATCTTCCATACAATAATAACATTTCATCTTAGATAAAACTAGCTTGTCTATACATTCATCCATTTTTATCAATTTTTCTTCATTTAATTTGTGTTTTTTGATATCCTGTGCACGATAACTTTTTATTTTTCTCTCCAATTCTTTTTTTACAAAAATATTTCCAGAAAAATCTTCATTTGCACATAACCTTTTTACTAATTTATGTTGATTCTCTTTAATAAGAATATTTTTTTCAGATAACTTGTCTAGTATCTTACGTTTTCTTTCGTTTTTTGGCTTAAAACTGTCTACATTTCGCTTTCCAATTATTTTTACAGATTTCATATATATTAAAAAAGAATACTATAAAAAATGGATATAAACTTTTAAAAACAAATATATATAAATATGACTGAACAATCAAAAAAGGAAGAGTGTCTTGAATTAAAAAATATAAAATATCAGACTATGCTTTTAAATAATAATACTAAAATTTATGAAACAACACCTAATACAAGTAATATTGAAAATTTTTTAGAAAAAGAACTTGAAGCAAATATAAATAAACCATGGACCAAACTAGGAAAAGGAGCTAAATTAAAAAAAATAAATGAATATGTTAGTATTTATTCACTTGATAAGAATTATAATGAAGAACAAAGAAAAAAATTAAAACGGTATTTGTTAAGTTGTTTGGAACGTAAAAAGTTACAAAAAACTAAAGACGTTAATTATTGTATAAAAACAAATAAAATATTATCTATTCCTGCACTTACTTATAATGAGTCATCAAGAAAATTTACATTACGAAAAAATGAAAAGAAAACTCCTAAGTCAAATAGTTCAAAAAATAAAACAACCAAAATACGCGGAAAAAGAAAAAGCAAAATTGATAAAAATATTAAAGAATAAATACTATATTATTATAAATGACACATGTCTATTGGACCGATTTACAACCACTTAAAGATATTATTGATGAGTTAGAACCTCCTAATACGGTTGTAAATAATAAAGATATTGAAGATTTTAAAGAGAGTGTTTGTTATATTATTGATGAAATTATTAACAATAATATTGAAATGTATAGTGATAAACACTTTGATGAGTTATTATTTGAATCAGTATTAGATATTGTGAAAAAATCATATTGGGATATAATTAATTTATTTGACTTTGATGTTGAAGGTCAAGTTTGGGACGCTATAGAAATTTACTTTTATAAATATAATTCTTTTAGATCATACAGCACAACAACAATTGTTAATCCACCAAACAAAAAAAAAGTCAAAAAGCTACTAACGGAATATACGAATACACCACAATTAGAACAAAGGTCAAAAGAATGGTTTGAATTTCGTAGAAGCGGGTTATCTGCTAGTGATATTTGGAAAGCAATTGATAGTCAATCTATGCAAAATAGTTTAATTTATAGTAAATGTAAACCTATGAATATGAAATTATCTAAATCTACTAATATTACTACGGCATTTCATAACGGTCATTTATTTGAACCATTATCTATCATGCATTATGAATTTGATTATAATACTATTGTAGGTGAATTTGGTTGTATGGCTCATAAAGATTATAAATATCTACTTGCTTCTCCAGATGGTATAAATATCAAAGAAGGAAACGACAGATATGGACGTATGGTAGAAGTAAAAAATCCCACTACTAGACAGCTTACGGGTATTCCCAAAAAAGAATATTGGATCCAAATGCAGTTACAAATGGAAGTATGGGATTTTAACGAATGTGATTTCCTAGAAACTGTATTCAAACAATATGATACTTTTCAGGAGTTTATGGCCGATGGAGATAGTTTTACAAGAACAGCTAAAAACAAACGTAAAGGAATGATTATAAGATTTTATGATGGAGAACAGCCAGTTTATAAATATCCTCCGGTTGATATATCAAAAGAAGAATTTGATATTTGGTATGACAAAACTTTAGATGAATCAACTAATTTAGAGTTTGTTTGTAAAATATATTGGTATTTACACGATTATTCATGTGTATTAGTTCCACGAAACAAAAAATGGTTCAACCACGTCCAACCTAAATTAAAGAATATATGGAATACAATTGAAAAAGAAAGAGTTGAAGGATACGAACATCGTAAGCCTAAAAGTAAAAGAAAAAAAAATTTAACACCTAATTCATTAAGTAAATTAGAAGAAAATGCTAAAAATCTATTTGCTAGTTGTGATTTGATTGATAGTCCAAAAATAGATAAAAATCAAAATATTGTTATTAAGGTGCGAACTGAGTCTTTTGATAAAAAAAAAACTAATTAATTGAAGAACAAAAAAATCCAACACGACGACAATTAAATCCTGGTTCTACAACATTTTTATTTTCTTCTTTTAATTCGTCATTAGCAAATCGATATGCATTATTAGCATGTAATTTTGAACCTTTTATTAATTCATTTTCATAAATATTTGGGTAATTTTTTATTTCACATTCAAATCCTTCTTTTGTAAATCCAGATAATACTAAAGCTAAACATAATATGGCACCTAAAAATAATAGTTTATTTAACAAATTTTTCATTATAAATTATACAATTATTTTTTAATAACTAATTATTAAATTAAAACAACTATTTAAAATTTATAATATAAATTACTTTATATTATGAATACTGAAGATTGTGTAACGAAACGAAATGGAAAAACAGAAAATATTTCTTTTGATAAAATACTCAAGAGGTTAAAAGCTCTAGGAAAAAATGAACTTAGTGTTAATTATACTAGTTTAGTTCAAAAAATTATTGATAGATTGTATAATGGTATATCCACTATATTGATTGATGAATTAACTGCTCAACAGTGTGCTTCACTAGCAACTACCCATCCACATTATGGAGTTTTAGCAAGTAGAATTCTTATTTCCAATCACCATAAAAATACAAATCAAGATATGTATAAAGTATCAAAAAAACTATACGATTTCAAAGATATTCATGAAGTTCATCATCCTATCATTTCAAAAGAGCAGTTTAATATTATAAAAAAAAACAAGGTAGTAATTCAATCTATGATTGATTATGATAGAGACTTTTTAATTGATTATTTTGGATTTAAAACTTTAGAACGAGCTTATTTACTTAGAATTAACAAGGTTATTGTAGAACGTCCACAACAAATGTGGATGAGAGTCGCCATTGGAATTCATAAAGATAATATGGAAAAAGTAAAAGAAACTTATGATTATATGAGTCAAAAATATTTTACACACGCAACTCCTACTCTTTTCAATGCTGGAACTCCTAGACCACAACTTAGTTCTTGTTATTTAATTGCTATGGAAAGTGACAGTATAAAAGGTATTTATAATACATTATCTGATTGTGCTGCTATTTCAAAATGGGCAGGTGGAATTGGTTTACACGTTCATAACATTAGAGCATCTGGTTCTCATATACGTGGCACTAACGGAACTAGTAATGGTCTTGTTCCTATGTTACGTGTATTTAATAATACAGCTAGATATGTCGATCAAGGAGGAGGAAAAAGACACGGTTCATTCGCCATTTATCTTGAACCTTGGCATGGTGATATTTTTGAATTTTTAGAAATGAAGAAAAATCACGGAGATGAAGAAATGCGTGCACGTGATTTATTTTATGCTTTATGGATTCCTGACCTATTCATGAAAAGAGTAGCTCAAAACGCAGATTGGACTCTTATGTGTCCTGATGCATGTCCTGGTCTTAGTGATTGTTATGGTGAAAAATTTGAAGAACTTTATACTAAATACGAGAGTGAAGGCAAAGGAATTAAAACTATTAAAGCACGCGAGGTTTGGTTTAAAATTTTAGATTCACAAATGGAAACCGGAACACCTTATATGCTATACAAAGATGCGTGTAATCTAAAATCTAACCAAAAAAATCTTGGAACCATAAAATCCAGTAATTTATGTACGGAAATTGTAGAATACAGCAATGATGAAGAAACTGCTGTATGTAATCTTGCTTCTATAGCATTAAGTAAATTTATTAAAAAAACTACATCACCATTTACAAAACCACTTACTGTCTATACCAAAAATGATTGTAAATGGTGTGATCTACTTAAATATTTACTTAATCGTAAAAATATTGAATATAATCAGGTTATAATTGATCAGTCTATGTTTGAAAATTTTCAAAAAGAATTTAATGTTAAAACACTTCCCCTTCTTACACACGGAGAAGAAAAGGTTGGTGGATATAATGATACACTTAATTTACTAAGAGACCAATTTGATTATGAACTTCTTCACAAAGTTACTAAGATTGTTACACGAAATCTAAATAATGTAATTGATATTAATTTTTATCCAACAGACAAAACTAAAAATAGTAATATGAAGCACAGGCCTATTGGTATAGGAGTTCAAGGGTTAGCAGATGCTTTTGCAATAATGGATGTGACATTTTATAGTGATTTAGCAAAACAAATTAATAAAAATATTTTTGAAACCATGTATCACGCAGCATTAGAGGCAAGTATGGAAGCTGCTAAGGAAGAAGGTCCTTATAGTTCATTTAAAGGTTCTCCAGCTAGTAAAGGAATTTTACAATTTGATATGTGGAATGTTACGCCTTCCAATCGTTATGACTGGGACAGTTTAAAATTAAACATTAAAGAACACGGATTGCGAAATTCTCTTCTTCTTGCTCCTATGCCTACCGCATCTACATCACAAATTTTAGGTAATAATGAATGTTTTGAGCCTTTTACCAGTAATATTTATGTTAGACGAACAATTGCTGGTGAATTTGTATGTATCAATAAATTCCTACTCAAGGAGCTAATTGATTTAGGATTATGGACGGATGAAATTAAGAACAGTATAATTAGACAAAATGGTTCCGTTCAAAACGTAAAGGGCATTCCAAAGGGATTACAAGAAAAGTATAAGATAGTTTGGGAAATTCCTATGAAACATCTTTTAGAAATGTCTGCGGATAGAGGAGCTTTCATCTGTCAGAGTCAAAGCACTAATTTATGGATGAAAGAACCATCATACAAGAAACTTACTGCTATGCATATGTTTGCTTGGAAGAAAGGACTTAAAACTGGTATTTATTATTTACGCACAAAAGCAAAAGCCGCTCCTCAGCAATTTACAATTGAACCAGATAAGAAGCAATCAAATGTAGAGGAGGAGGAAGATTGTTTGATGTGTGGTTCATAATTTTCTTAAGAATATATAAGTATGTATCAATTTAAAATACCAGAACCAACCGAAGGCCCAATAAAACCATCAAATTGTATTAGGTGTGGAAAAGTCTTTTATAAAAAAGAAGGTAGTAATAATGAATTTTGTAGCTCTGAATGTGAATTCATGCACAAGCTTGAAACAAAAGAACTAAATCGAAAACAACAAAAAAGAGCACAAGAAAGAAAAAGAGAAAAAGAAGAACAAATAAAAAAAAGAGAAATTGAAGAACAGCGCGACATTATACGAACTCACTGTTTTCATTGTGACCAAGCGAGAAGGAAATTAGATAAACTACAGCTAGCAAACTATCGCGGTGGAATGCGTGGTGGAGCTACAGAAATAACCGATAATACTTTAGAGAAAAAACTTATTGATGCTACAGCTCCTTATAATGAAAAAGCAGCAAGAAATGCTGAAAACTTCGCAAAAGCTTCTATTGAAGTTGGAAAAGCTATATTAGATCAATTAAAACTTGACCCACGCACTTTTATAGATAAAGCAAAAAAATTAGGTATTAAAATTACAGAAATTACAAAAGAAGGTATATTTCTT